CTTGATCCGACCTTCAACGCTTTGTGCGCGGCCGGGTGCCCTTCACCTCCCCCGAAGGCCGAAGCCCTCACTGTGAGGCTGGCCTGTGCGACAGGCCGAGTATGCGCCCCGCTTTCGCGCCGGTACAGCGCGGGGCATACTGCTGACACGGCGGACCGCCGACGCGAAACCTTTGCCCTCCGGCGCTGGGGTACCAGCCTCACGCCGGAGGGCGCAGCGCCCCGCTTTCGCGCTCCCAGCGCGGGGCCTTCCGGTTGCCGACCCTCGGGTGAGGAGTCTGAGCGCGAAACTGGAGGGGCTTGGAGGCGACTTTCGTCACGGCCCGATTCGGCCGTCCGCTGTCCCCCGCGCCCCGTAGGCGGTCCGACCAGCTTACCCGAGGGGTTGGCCGAACCGCGCATTATGCTCGCCGGTGACGGGTACGGGGTACAACGCCCGAGCCGCCGGTGGTCCGCATCGGTATCGCCAGCCGGGGCCTATCCCAGCATTTAGGCCCTTAGGCCCGAGGCTCCCCGCGCCTCTCAGCAACAGGGTGGCAAGTTCATCTCCCTGCGAATGGGGCGCGCCAGTACTAAAGCGGCGCGCCCCCTGCTCGCGGGGTATGGTGTGTTCGTCGGGAAACGACATCTGACTGAACGTCCCCCGACCTGTCCGCTTGGACTGCTATTCGCTGCCGCGCTACAAAACTGTGGGAGCAGGGACAGGATTTGAACCTGCGACCTAATGGTTATGAGCCATTCGCGCTACCAAACTGCGCCACCCCGCTTCACGGCCTCTTTGTAGCCACGGTTCGGATTCGCCGTCAAGCGGCCTAGAACGGAATATCGTCGTTCAGGTCATAACCCTGCTTCTTGCCGCCGCCGCCGGAGTAGCCGTCGCCACCCGAAGACTGCTGTTCGCGGCGCTCCTCACGACGCTCGCCGCCGCCGCTGTCGCCGTCCGACTTGCCGCCGAGCATGGTCAGTACGCCGTTGAAGTTCTTCAGGACAATCTCGGTCGTGTATTTCTCGACGCCCTGACCGTCCGTGTATTTCCGGGTCTGAAGCGCGCCCTCGATGTAGACGGTCGAGCCCTTCTTCAGGTAGCTTTCGCAGACCTTCACGATGTTCTCGTTGAAGACGATGACGGCGTGCCATTCCGTCTTTTCCTTGCGCTCGCCGGTCGCCTTGTCGCGCCATTGCTCCGACGTGGCGATTCGCAGGTTGGCGACGCGGTCGCCGCTGTTCAGCGTGCGAATCTCCGGGTCCTTGCCCAGGTTACCGATCAAGATGACTTTGTTGACGCTTCCGGCCATGAGGGCCCCCTTCTGAAATGACCGGCCACCATGGCCGATCTGCTAGTCTATGTCCTCGTAAAAGTCGCAGGCGGGGTCACGAGCGCTCACGCCGAACCCGCGCGCGCCGCAGCGCCCAGTCTCCGCTTCAAAGTTGGCGCAGGCGCCGCAGGTGTCTGCGGTGACCGTCTCGACCATCTGCACGACCTGAGAAGGCAGGCCCGGCATGGCCGCCTTGATCGCTTCCTGTTTGTCGTCCACCTCGGCGCCTCCGTCAGGGAGAATGAAGGTCGCCGTGCCATGGGCGCGGGACCACGCAACGTCGCAAAGCTGATTCGCATAGCTGAAGTGCGGGTCGATTTTGATCTTCCGCACGGTCCGCTTGTACTTGTTCGTCGTCGCTTCCTGGCCCGACGCGTCCTTGACCTTCTCGACGACGAGGGCCGTCTTGGTGAAGTGGTCGAAGGCGCGCGGCGCGATAGCCGCCATCTGCGTCCCGGCCTTCTCCAGCACGTTCTGGGTCAGTTCCTGCGGATCGGGGAACAGGCAGGACGGCGGGTCCGAGGTGAAGCGGCTGAACGACGCCTGCATGCATTTGAACTGGTCGGCCTTGACCGTGTAGCGGGTCCGGTACTCGTCGTCGGTCCGGCGATCGGACACGTCCAGCTTGGGCCCGTCGCCCCAGCGCACCATGTCCTCAGGCAGTTCGCCGAAGCCGTTGCAGATGAAGACCTTGCCCTTGTGGCGCACGGCGAAGCGCTGAGCGTCGTTGAAGTTCGGGTTGACCTCGACGACGCAGGCCTGAACGCCGTAGTCCTCCATCAGTTCGTCGCAGCGCGCGAACGGGTCCGCGGCGTAGATTTCCTCCAGATGGATCACGGCCTGCCGGCCATCGGGCAGGCGTTCCTTGATGACGACCACGTTGAACTGGCCCATCTGGTCGATACCCATGAACGTGCCACGGGCCTTCTTCTTCCAAACGACGCCCGCCTTGATGCCCTCGGCGACGCAGCGCGCCATGTGTTCGAGGGTCACAGGGATCTGGTCCGGGTTCAGCCACGGCTTGCCGAGGACCCGGTTGTAGAAGTTCTTCTTGTCGGTCGAGTGGATGAACTTGTCCATGATCTCGCCGGGCGAAATCGTGGGCGACAGCATCTGCGGGAAGTGGGCCGAGGTGATCCAGGCGGACGGGTTGTCCGCGATCCATTCGCCCCGCTGCGAATCGTCGATCCAGTGGCCGTCCTCGCAGACGTAGCGATAGTTGCCCGGCGTCTTCGTCAGCGGGTCGATCATCTCCTCGTCCCACTGGATGCAGGCCGGGAAATAGTCGTCGAGCGGCTTGCGCTTCAGGCAGGTCGGGCATTCCGTGTGGAAGCGGTGCTGCGTCCCCAGCTTGAACCAGTGGTGGATGTCCGAGTCCGGCCAGTTGGCCGTGGAGCCCATGAGGTTGTAGCGGTACTTGCTGGCGGACAGGCGCTCGCGCGTCTTCTCCATCTGCGCCAGCGACATCTCCTGCACCTCATCGAAGGTCAGGAAGTCCATGGGGAAGGATTCGGTCGAGGCCTTACCGGAGGTCCAGGCGAACAGGAACAGGGCCTCGGCGATACGGCGGCGTCGGACGTTGCCTTCGCCCTGCTTCCGGCCGGAGCCGTCGACGGCGTCCTGCGTCATCAGCCGGTGGACCTCCGGCACGGTCCGCACGATAGGCATGAACCGTTCGGTGGACTTGCCCTCGGCCAGTTGGATGTCCGGCAGGAACATGCCGACCGTGCAGGGCTGGAACTTGATGCCGAGGTAGATGGTCGCCAGCATCTCCATGACGGTGAAACCGACCTGCGTACACTTCATCAGGACCAGCGTGCGTCGGAACGCCTCCTCGATGGTGGACGGAATCTGGTCGTACAGCCACGCCATGGCCGGGCGGTCGTGCAGGGTGAAGGGCTTGCCATCGACCTTCAGGCCGTCCTCGCCCAGCTTCTCGCACCACTGTCGGAACGTCATCCCGGCGGGGATGACTTCGTTCTCGTCGATCTTGTGGCCGGTGAGAGCCTGAAGACGCGCGATGGCGCCGCCCAGACCCGCCCTTGGGTCTGCGCGGACGCCACCGCCGCCGGAACGCGGACGCTTAGCCATGGGCCGCTGGCTACGACCTCATGTGGGAGGCCAGAGCCCCCATGAAGAAATAGGCCACGGCGAGGATAGGCGCGACAGTCAGCACGACCCAGCCGATGGCGGCGCGCCACGGCACCGGGACCAGCGACGGCCACCAGCAGGCGGCGGCCAGCAGGGCTAGGCAGATGACGACCGGGATCAGGGAAAGCAGCTTGCTCATGGCGCACCTCGTTTCCCCGACCATGCCGTCACGACCCATCAGGCCGAGGCGTGAATCGTCATGCACTCCCTGTCGTTCAGTTCCTTCAGCCGGATCAGGATGCGTTCCGACACCGCCGGGTCCAGCGGGTGGATCTCCTCGACGATGATGTCCGTGATCTCCTGATAGAACTCGCGCATCCGCTGGAGGTCATAGACCTCGCGGAACACGGCGAGGAAGGTGTTCACGATCTCCAGCCGCCGCTTGATGGAGGAGTCCATCGCCACGGGGTTGCGCACCTTCTCCTTGCCGTCCGGCCCGGTGACCACGGCCAGATCGCGGGTCAACATGATGTCGGCAAGGGTGGTGTGCAGCATCGACATGATGTCGACGCTGCGCTGCGCGTCGGCGCCCTGCGTCAGGAAGGTGGACGGCGGCACGGCGGGCAGGTTGCGCTTGGTCGCGCCGCGTGCCTTGCGCAGGGCTTCGGCCTTCGCCTCGGCCGGGGCCAGGCCGACGTTCGTCGCCTCCCGAACAAGACGAAAAAACCTTTTCTCCTCCGCGCTCTTGTCTTTCCCCTCCAGCAGGTCGGGCCAGCGAGAGCGCACGGCCGCCCAGTTCGTCCGGCCGTGCTTCTGGATGTGGTCGCGGATGGCCTTCAGGATGGCCAGCTTCGTCTCCGGGTCAACGCGTGTGACCGGCTTCTTCTCGCTCAAAGCAATTCCCCCTGAAGTTCTGGCATGGGCGTTTCGGCCGCCACAGCAACGCGGCGGTCAGCCTCCGCCTGCACATCGACGCTGATGCGCTTCTTGGAGCCGAGGTAGCGATCAACCAGCCCCTTCAGCTTCGACACGTCCGAATGCGAGGCCTGAACGCCAAGGCCCGGATCGACGACCTGCGCCGCCTCCGACGCCTTCAGCCCCAGCAGTTCGATCATGGGCGGGTCAGAGCCATCCTCGGCGACGAGGAAGATACCCGTCACGGGTTCGGTCTGGCCCTCACGGTCGAGACGCCCGAGGCACTGGTGATGGATGCCGGGCGACCAGTCCAGTTCGCCGAACAGCATGGTCGAGCAGCGCTGTTGCAGCCCGTCCAGCCCGGCGCCGGAGCGCAGCGACAGGATCATCAGATCGGTCTGGCCCGTGGTGAAGGCCTCGAACGCCCGCGCCTTGCCCGCCGGGCTTTCCGAGCCCGTGTACATGACCGGCTTCAGGTCGGCCAGTTCGCGGTTCCAGATGTCGTAGACCTCGCGATGCCAGCCGACCAGGACCAGAGGCGAGCCGCCCTCGACGATGATGCGCGCCATGGCCGCGACCGACTTGGCCTTGGCCACGCCCGTCAGTTGCCGCATCATGATGTCCAGTTCGCGCACGGCCCGGCCGCGCTGCTCGAACGAACCCGTCGTGGCCTTGATCGCCAGCGCCTTCGCCAGCGCCTCGGCGTTCTCCAGCGTCTTGCTGTCGTAGTCCACGGTCTCGACGATCTTGTTGACCGGGGCCATGAACTGGCCAACGTCCTGCTTGCGGCGCCGGAGGAAGGCATGCTCTTCGCGCATGAACGAGCCGAGCGCGACAGGATCTTTCAGCAGGACCTTGCCGAAGCCGCCCTTGCCCCATTCGCGCACAAAGTCATCGCGCGAGCCCAGCACCATCGAGTTGATGAAGAGCATGATGTTCCAGATTTCCTCGCCGTACCCCATGATCGGGGTCGCCGAGAGGCCAAGGCGATAGGTGGCGCAGTCCGCCAGCCGCTTCGCCGCCACGCCCTTGCCGGAGGTCAGGCCGGTGCGCAGTTCCTGAATCTCGTCGAACGCGACCAGCTTGAACGCCGACTCCTCGAACGTGTCGATCCAGCCCAGAAGCTGGCTGTAGCGGAACAGGTAGATGTCCGCCGGGGGAAGCTGATAGGGCTTCGTCCCCTTGATCGTGTGCGTCGTCAGGTTCGTGAACTCGGCGATCTTCTTCGCCCACTGGCGCTGAAGGTGCGTCTGCACAACGATGGCGGCCGGCAGCGTGCCCGGCTGGAGGCAGGCGCCCGCCGTGATGTACGTCTTGCCGAGGCCGACTTCATCGCCGCACAGCAGGCCGGTCGAGCCCATCAGCAGGTCGATGGCCTGCCCCTGATACGGGCGAACCGTCATGCCGTCCTTCAGGCCGATGGTCGGGCGCGGCTCATAGTCCGGCCGGGTGATCGCCGCCAGTTCGGACTGGCGCTGCTCGAACGCGGCCTCGCCCAGTTGCAGGGCCGAGCGGTCGCTGTCGCCCATCTCCAGCCCGTACCGGCTCTCGAACCACGCCAGATCGGCGCAGGCTGGCCAGTCGTTCGGGAACAGGAACGGCGCGACCGCCTCCTTGGCGATGCGCGGGAAGATTTGCTTCAGCCGGATCGCCAGATGCGGCGGCGTCTCCGACATCACCCATTTGTCGCCGACCAGCGCCAGCTTGCCGTATGTCCTGCGGTTCACAGCCACCCCTTCCCGAGACTGACGTAGTAGATCGGCTTGCCGCGGCACGTCTCCGGCAGGCCCATGGCGAGCGAAGTCACAAGGACCAGTTCCGTGACCAGCGGGTGGTTGGCGTATCGCTCAAGCTGACGCCAGACCTCCGCCTTGCCCGCGCCCTTGATCTTCACCTCGACCGCGACGCCGGGCGAGATAGTCACGCCTCGACCGCAGCGGTCGCCGACCAGGAAGTCGGGCACGTCGCGCGGGGTCAGCCGCGCCTCGCGCCGCACGTTGTCCTCGTCGAAGGCATTGGCCAGCACCCCATGGAGGTCGCGCTGGGTTTCCTTCTCGGTCGAGAGGGAGACGCGGACACCTGACAGGACCCGGCAGATTTCGGGGCCGTTCATGGCTTCACCCGTTCGCCGGTGAAGGTCCTCACCGCATGCTCGACCGTGGTCCAGTCTCGGCGGAAGTACCGCGCCAGACCCGTGTAGCTGAACCGGCGGTTTCCGTTCGGGTGCCTCAGCGCATAGCAGGACGCCATCGCCCGCTTCCTCGCCTCAGCAACCTGTTTGACCTTGCGGCGGCCAAGAACATCCAGCGGGCTCACGCCAGCGTCGTTCGCCGCCTTCACGATGATCAAGCGAATCACCGGGGGGACCTTCAGGCTCTCGTTGCCCCGCGCATTGATGGCGTGAGTGATCTTGTCCCGAAGCGCCAACAGGTCGTCATCCGACAGCCCCATGATCGCGACCTCGTCTATCCCAGCAACAGGCCGCTCATGGTACGGCCGACGCTCACGGGGTTGTTTGGCACAACCCGGCGCGGGTCGCTCTATTCCAGCATGCAGCAAGGCTATCTCCCCCATTTTCGGGCCCTGGTAGTCGTTACAGTCGTCGAAGGCCAAGTCAGATCGCCTCGCCCCGAATCTTGGCCTCGGCGGCCCGCACGGCGGCCGTGGCGTCGTCGATGCAGTCGAACCGCTTCAGCAGCATCATGTCGTCCTCGTCGGCAGGCATCATGGCCAGGACGCCCTTGTCGGCCGCCATCTCCGACGCCGACAGGCGGATCTCGCCGCCTTGGCTCTTCAGCATCACCTTCATGGCCGCAGCCATCTGTTGCTCGCGTTCGTTCATGGTCAGTTCCTTCTCAGATCAAGCGCGTGCGGCCAGGCCGGAAGCGCATCGGTTTCAGTCCAGCGGTTTTGCTTTCGGCGGTTCGCCTCAGCTGTATCGACGCGCAGGTTCCACGGCACATGAAGTCCGCAAACGCCTACCGCCTGTAGCGGCACGACATGATCAACCTCATGCGGAACGCCGGTTTCCTTCGTGACGCGGGCAGCGTCGTCGTAGATCACCAGCGACGCCTCTCTGTGAAGAAGTGCCATACGCGAAGCGTTTTGCCTCGCCACACGAGCCCTCTGGCGCTCCGCCCGGCGCGGGCGGTTCGCTTCGCTCCAAGCCTTCTTCTGCGGAGCTATACGCTCCTTGGCTTCAGGCCGCGCCCGATAGCGAGCGTGGGTGTCAAGAAACCGTTGCGGATCAGCAGCGTACCTTGCGCGATCATTCTGACGCCTGCGTTCAGGGTTCACCTTCACCCGACAGCACTCGACACAGCCGCCATTCCGAACGGCCCGTTCTCCATATTTTTCTGGATGATCAAGGCATAGGTTGCCAAAATACCGCTTAGCGCCATTGGACTTCGCTGCCGACTTAATAGACGACAGTTCTTTTTGAGAAAACATCAGCCCCTCACCAAGAACTTGAGGCCTTCAGACGCCCGTGTAGCCGCAGTATATCTCCATTTCCACTGATCTGCTCTGAACACGCCACTGTCATCTATTACCGTCACGTCGGGGAACTCTGATCCTTGCGCCTTGTGCGCCGTCAGGGCGTAGCCGTAGTCGAAAAGCTGGATGCCCTTCGACAGGCGCTCCGGCTTCTGGATCGTCTCGTCGAAATGCTGATCGAACAGCGACCTGTTCACAGGGATGTTCTTCAGCGGAACCCGCAGGTCCTCCATCGCGACCGACAGGCGGAAGTTTTCGCCGTCCAGCAACCGCTTGCCGTCCGTGATCAGGTCGCCCAAGGCCCCGTTGAAGATGGCCATGTCCCGGTCGTTGCGGCAGCAGATGACGCGCTCGCCGTTCAGCGGGTCGCGCCCCTCAAAGCCGCGCTGGACCCTGATCTGCTTGTTCAGCGTCTGGCGCACCCGGTTGATGGCCGCGATAGGCTGCGTCGCCACGTCATAGGCCCATTGCGCGTTGTCGCCGTTCAGCTTGGCCACCACGCATCCATCACCG